TGAAGACACGCTCGAGTAGTGGCGTAGGACAAAAAATTGATTTGAGCTTTAACCCAGATACAATGCGTATTTCTAATGCTGTTGACAGTGACAATACATCCACAACAAGTGCTAAAGATTTATACAATAAAATTAATAGAACTAGCAACATGGGCACAACTGTAAAAACAAGCACATCTACAACATGGGAGAAGCCAACTGGTACCCCAGCATGGGAAAAACCGCCACAACCACCAGCCAGGGAAGCAAAATCTAATCCAGTTTCGGTTACAAACACAACTTCTGCGGCCAGAGCCAAACTAACCGCAATTGTAAGCAGGGATTTATAATTTTTTTGGCTAAATAATTTATTATGAGAAAACAAACTCGAAGTATCTTAGATGAAATAACCGGATTAATGCCGCAACAGGACAAGCACCTGCTAGTTGAAGGACTAGCAGTGCAGGCCATTGCACGAGTTGTTAACCTAATTGAAGTAATACAACACAATTATGCTCCACATCAGGCAGATGAATTAATTCGTAGACTACAGTTAGCTATTAAAAACGGCGATTCTGCTAAGTTTACTCGTGGTGTAAGAGCAATAAAGGAAAGCGAACATTGAAAGTCAGCGATTTAAAGCCACTCAAAGAAGGGTTTATTGACAACCTAGTTGCCAAAGTTAAAAACATGGCTGGAAGTGACGGTGTCACAGGTTTTGTTAGAGCACTTGGCGGACAAAACGCATCATTAAAAAAGTTTGCTGATGTAATTAACAACGCCGCAACACCTAAGATTACAGATCGATTGGGTCAACAAATTGGCCCAATCAAAGATGGTTCTGTGCCTATTCCATTGGGCATGATATACAAGCAAGTTATAGCAGTTGCCGCACAAGTAGCACAAAAGGAACAAATTGATGTTTCGGCAGTTGAAATTCAAAGTACCATTAAGTCTAATAAAGAAGCTGTGCTTCGAATGATATTAAATGGTTCTGAATTTGATGACAAGATAGTTAAAGATATATTCCAGGCCATTTTGAATAATTCAGCAACAATTACAGATACAGATCTTGGGCAAACAATTAGCACAGTTAGTCTTATTGTTGCCGGAACAATTATTTTAAATCAAACCGAAAAGGAAGACACTGATGCCGAAACAGCATTAGATACAAGCCTAAAGACCAAGTTTGAACAACAAGGTGAACAGTTTAATCGGGAAGTGTTAGATCCAACTTCCGGAATCTTTAAAACATTAAATCCAAATGAACAGTTTAAAGACAATATGGAAGCCATGGTGATTCAGGCAGTTAAAACAGTACAAGACAAATACTTGCCTTTGCCTGTTGATAAATTGACTGCTTTAGAAACTGCACCTCCAGCATTGGTTAGTCCATTGCAAATGAAATCAATGTTGACTTCACATAACAATACATTAGATGCTGCCGTAGTTGACACAGCACAAAATAAGATTAATACATTGTTACAAGCACAATTTGATACATGGATTAAACTAGCTGCCAAGGAATCTGCTACTGGTCGTAAAGCTGACCACTCGTTTAACCTGTATAGAGAGTGGGCAAAAGATGCGCTGGCTTTAATAGATAATATGAATGTTGTTACTCAACAACAGAAACCCGAAGTCAACAACAAAGAAGAATCACCTGAGGTTAAACAAACATTCGACGATGCAAGAGAAGCAATGGGCAAGGCTTATAAAACAGCTCTGGCCCAAGGTAACACTGAACAACAAGCAATCCAAAAAGCTCAACAAGCTTCTGATAATCTATTAAAGCAAATAACATGAAAATCTTTGAGATAACACATTCACGTAAGCCAATGCTAGCTGAAGCCAAGGCAAGAATTGATCATCCAGAAGACATCATGTTTGATGAAAATGGTTTAAGTGGCGCTCAACGTGCATTGTCAGCAATTTTACATTCAGCCGCTGATGTGCATGGAACTACTACCATTAAGTGGGACGGCAGTCCTGCAGTTATCTTTGGCTGGGTAGATAAAAACAATTTTATTGTAACTGACAAAGCTGGTATTGGTGCAAAGAAATACAACGGTCGTCCTACCAGTGCCGAAGAAGTCACAGCAATGATTTTCAACAGAAAGCCGGACCAACCTGGTCGTGAAGATTATGCAAAACGTTTTGGCGTTGTATACGACTTACTGAAACGTGCTACACCAAAGACTCTAGTTGGACAAATGATTCAAGGCGATATGCTTTGGATGGACAAGTCAAACATTGACGTTACTGATGATTCTGTTAACTTCAAAGCTAACAAGATTCCTTATAGTATTAGTAAAGATACTGAATTAGGTAAGAAAATTGCCCGCAGTCAAGCAGGTATTGTAGTGCATGGTGTATATGCAACAGCAGACGAGGCCGCCAGTGCAGAAGGCGAACCAATGCCAACTACACCAACAACACTTGGTTTAAAAGATACTCCAGGTATTGTAATTGTTGGGCCAGAAACAAACATTGACCAAACTGCTAAAATTAAATTACCAAAAGCTGATGTTGACCACGTTAAAGGATTAATTTCCAGCCCAGCGGCACAACAGATTAACAACATGCTTGATCCGTTTACCATTGGCAATTTAAAGATTTCTAACTTACCAGATATCTTTAAAAGCTTTATTAACTATAAAGCAGGACAAGGCCAAGAAATTGACGATGCTGGTAAAATTGCCAACGAATTTATTCAATGGGTTAAGAGTCCTGTTAGTAAAATGACAGCTAACAAACAGGAAAATGTGTTAAGCCACATTGGGCAATACAAGTCAGCATTTCAAACTGCTTGGGAAATTGTTGCTGGCATTACAAACATTAAACATAAAATTAAAGATCAATTAGATTCTTTAGCAGGCCAGGGTAGCGAAGCAATTCGCACTGCCAGCGGCCATGAAGGTTTTGTTTCTGCAACACCGCATGGCAAAATTAAATACGTAAACAGACCAGTGTTTATGAAGAAGGATTAAAATGGAAGACTTTAACTTTATCAGAGAAAATTGTAATGAGAGCAAGATGTTTCGCAATAACTCTTTGTCTCAATTGACATTGCGTGACACTGCTGACAGTGTATTCTTAAATTTAATTACACTTTACCTGTTGAGCAAAGAATTTGAAACTCGTCCATATGCACAAGAGTATGCTGGTAAAACTATTATGTTTGGCGGTTTTACTCAGCCACGTGTCAGTGGTACAGACTTGTACCAAGGTATTCATATTATTACCAACCCACAAAGTGATATAGCAAACTTATTAAAGGCTCCTGCACAAAATGCCGCACTAGCAACTCAGTTACATACTAACGCAAGACTTATAAAAGAATTTTTACATGGTATCTCATTTGGCAATTTAGATAGAACAACTGCTATCCGTATTATGTATAGATTAGAAGGCCAACTAAACATTGATGTAAGCAATTATAAGAGTTTGCGCCGTCTAATCACTGACTGGGAAAATTTAAGTTCTTACCAACATCAACTATGTGTGACTAGACTATTGCAGTATTACAGAGTACGCGGCCGCCGTAGTGATCTATTCCCAGCCCTTGAAGACTTGGCTAAGAATAAAAATTGGGAACTAGATGTTGAACATAATGCTGAAGTTGAAGCATTTGGCGCAGGTGTAGTGTCTGGTTCTAGAACAAGTAACGGTTTCCTTTCTAGTTTGGCCAAAGTAGGCGCCGCTGCCGCAGTAGGATACGCATTAGGTAGACACCTCTAATATCATGGCAGATAAAAAGTCATGGTCAGTGCCTGGAGCACACTTTGGGTCAGACCCAGAATTTTTCTCAGCTTGGACATTGTTTGACATTGGACCCAATTCCAACGAAAGCATGGACAATCTAAATACTTTAATGAGAATTGTTACCAGCAGGGGACAACCATTACTGGCTGGTGTTGAACGATATGATGCACACGACATCACTGATAGCTTGTTTGGTGAAAACTTAAATAGTATTCAAACCGTTTGGTGCTTAAAATGGATTGCCAGTGGCATTGGACAAATGACCGAAGAAACACTAGCAAAAGAGTCCAACGGATCTAAAATGAATATCAATCTAAGCGAAACACTACCATTGGTTCCTAATGTTGTTACAAGCGGACCCGACACAAATACATTTTTTATTCGCCACGATTCTTTCTAAAAATGGTAAATATACTTGAAAAAACACGCTCAATATTCGGCTCATCTAGGTCCCATTTTAATTAAAATTTAACCATATCACGGCAGTGTAGAACATGCTGTGAATTTATTTACGGATACGAAAATGAGCGATACACCTATTACGGAAAACACAAGCTTGGAAATGCATGTTGAGCTGTGTGCAGAACGTTACAAGAGATTAGAAGAGAAATTTGATTTAGTAGAAAACCGTATAGATCAATTATGTGGAGATTTTTCTTCTTTTAAATCAGAAAATCAAAGAAACTTGAGCGAAATTAAAAACATGCTTAGTAGTGCCAAAGACGAGAAATTTAAAATTATGGTAACAGCAACCGCTTCTGTTATAGTTGGTTTATTAGCAATGTTAGGTTATGTGATTACTCACCTGGCAAAATAACTAACGCTAAGGCACAACAATACTAAATAACATATCGGAGAATAACCATGAAATTTAACGAAATTACAATTACAAAAACACCAGCAGATGCGGCTCGCAAAGCCTTGCGTAAAGAAAGCATCGTAGTTGAAAGCCTTTCTGGACGTAAACTCAAAGAAGCATTAGTTTCAGTAAAAAATGAAATTGATGTATTGGCCAGTACAGGTGGCAAAAATTATGCCCGTGCTGTTTTACATAAAGAAGTTTATGAAAATATGGCATTGGCTGAAGCAGAATTAAACGATGACGGCATTGAACAGGCTGAAGTTATTATTGCCGCAAGAGCAATGAATCATGAATTCCAAGGAATGATTGAAGATGTTGCTGACATGCTAGGTAGCGATATGATTACCTTAGTAGATCAAATTAAACAACGTTTTGGTGATGGTGCAGGTGAACAGTATGCAAACACTGTTAAGGCTGCTCTTGAAGGTGCAATTGATACCTTAACACAAACAAAAGACACTTTAGATAGTGCCATTAGCTCTTTACAAAGTGGACAACCAGCTGACATGTCTGCATCTCCAGAAGGTGAAGAATTAGAAGCCCCTATTTTCCCAAGTAGTACAGGTCCTGAAGAAGAGCCGACTGGTAGGGAGATGAAGAGTGATATTGAGTGAACTGGTAACAGCTGATACCAATTTTGCTAAAGCTGTCAAGATGTTGGTCATCAAGGCACAAAATGATGGCTTATCAACTTTGCCCATGCAAGATTTAATTAATAATTTAAATCGCATGGGCTTCAGTGCTACTAATCAGGTGAATGGTATACGTGGATTAATTGCTACATTCAAAGGTAAAAATCCAAATTTAGTTGCTGATGTTAACAATGACCAAGTTATTCTAACTAAAACACCCAGTGCTGATACTGAAAAACAAGCACAACAAAATAAAGAAAAAGTTGGCAAAGATGCTGTCAAACAAGCACGTAAGGACTTAGGACTATGAGTCGCGTAATGTTAACTGCCGCAGAGGCAAGAGTAAAAAGTTTACAAGATGTATTCGTCATTCGTGAAATCCGCGATATCGAAGAAGAAATTTTAATTGCTAGTGCAAGCGGACT